CTCCTTTCTTACTGAAGTAAAGAGACACATCTTTCTTTAGCTTAGAATAAGTAGGAGTCTTTGCTTCTTTGTGCTTTCTAAAACTTTCCCAATAGCCTTTGGTTTCGATTTCTTTTTTAGTTTCTAAAAACTCATCATAGAAATCTACATAAGACTTTTTACCAGTTACATCAGAGATAAGCACGTAGCCTTTTTCTAGACCAAACTTTTTAGTCTTCTCAAAATAATCTTTAAGCCCAGGAAATGCTTTGAAATAAGAATCGTAGATATGCTGACCTTGTTCAACGGTCAAACCTAATTGATCTGCAATTCCTATGCCACTGCCTCCATAGTTAATAGCAAAGCCTGCAACCTTAGCTGCTTGACGCTTGTCTTTGTGCTTAGATTTAATCTCTTTAAGATCCATGCCATCAAGCTCAGGATACATTTTCGATGCAACAAAAGAGTGCATGTCTCCCAAATCTTGATCATAGAACTCAAGTAAATTTTTATCTAGACACTTGTTAACTAGAACAATCTGTTCCTGGCCTGTGTAATCACAAGCAATAAGAGTGTTACCTTCTTCTGCTACAAAACAACTTCTAGTTTCTTCGTCTGACGGAATGTTTTGCAGATTAGGATAAGCTTCTCCTGTTTCCTTGTTACGGCCACCGCTTGATAGTCTACCTGTATTCATTAGTTGAGTAAACTGGGTATGAATTCTACCGCTTCTAGGATTAATAAGCCTAAGCCAATTTTCCCCATAAGTACCTAAATCTTTCTGTGCTTGTTTATAAGCTAGATACATGTCGATAATAGGAAACTTATCTTTAAACTTTACTAAGTGATTAGCTTCAATAGTATCTTTCTTTTCTCCCTTCTCGACTACGGTAGTATCTACACCAAGTTCTTTAAAAAATTCTACTACCTGACTTGGAGAATTCCAGTTAATACTTGTTTTAAGGTCTGGATCAAATAAGTTAGTTTGATAATCAATAAACTTAGACATTTTGTTTTCTAAGATATACTCGTCGAGCTCTTCTTTTGTTTGAATTAACTCGTTCCTTGTTCCGTTAAGTTTACTGGTCCATTTACTTACATCCAGTTTGATACCACAGTATTCGATATACGCAAGAACTTTTACAAAGCGATTGTCTAGTTCAATTGACTTTAGAGAGTTATTCTCTTCTAATATTTTTAATTGCTTCTCACGTATGTCGTGCAGATATTTTACATCCAAAGCAGAATAAATAATAAAAGGAACCGTGAAGTTTCCATCGATGCTAGCTCTTACACTTTTATCCAAGAGTTCTCCGCAGTGTCTTTTTACAGTATCTGCAAGAGAGGACCTGTGTATTTTTATACCCAATCGGGTTGTTTTCTCTGCCAAAAAAGTATCGTACACCTTATGAGGTATAATTCTTTGATGGTAAAGAAACTTAAGGTCAAACTTCAAGTTATGACCTATTAAAGGTTTGGTTTCTAATAGTTCCTTAAAGTAATTAATATCTACACTTTTGACATCTATGACAAACTGATGCTTATCATAGCCTAACTGAATAGTAATTAGATCAGAAGTATAAGGATCAAATCCTAAAGTCTCTGAGTCAAATCCTACCCACTCTAGCTTTTCTAAGGCCTGCAATGCATTTTCCTTAGAACATATAACAATGTTGTCGTTTTTGCCTTGTATAGATTGAATTACTCTAGGATCTTCTGTGACTAATCCTATCATAAGTCTTATTTAATTAATGGTTGTACAATATCTAGATACTTAAAATAAGTTTCTTTTAGAATTTCAATTCTTTCTTTTAACGAATAGTCGTTAGTTTCAATTCTATCTAGACTGTGTTTGTAGATAACGTAGATTTCTTTTCTATCTGCGTTATTTAGTTTAAGCTGTTTTCCAGCTAGCTCTAGTAATATTTCTGTCTTGTCTTCTCCCCATAGTCTGTTAATGTATTTGCCTAATTCCCAAACGTGGTGGGGTGTGTACATATTACAAACTTGGCATCCAGGTAACATATTGTGTAAATCAAACCTTGTGGCTGTTTTAGTTCTGCTTACGAAATGACAACACTGTAGTTGTTTTCTATGCATTTCTTTGCCGCATGCATGACACTTTTCTTCATAAACAGCTCTAATCAACCAAGAAGTAACTTGGTCTAGCCTTGCTTGTGTTACTGTTTCTGCTCGTTTTTTACGTTCTCTGTCCTTTTTTTCTTTTAGTTTTTGCGCTTGCAGTTTTTTAACACAAGAAGAACAAAGTCTTTTAGTTTTATTAGCGTATGGTTTATTTTTTCTACACTCGGAGCAGATTGTTTCCTTAACTTCTCTCTTTGCTACTCCTTTGACTGGAATTTTTTTGGGTCTTTTTTGGAACATAAATTATTCTTATTCTCAAATATACTTTAATCCTTTTTAAAAGCAAAAGGGACTGATGAAAATCAGCCCCTCATGCTAGAAGATATGGATGTGGAAGAATAACAGTACAATTATAAGTATAATTTTATTGGTTTAATTAAATAAAGAATTGTTTTTATCAACAAATCCTTCTTTAGAAAATGCTTCTAGTAATAATTGTATTTCTTCTTTCCTACCACAGACTTCCGAATATTCATACTCGTTTTCCATTTTAAGTTCTGACAAATCCTCTAGCCGTTTATCAACATATTTCTTAATTATGTCTTCTATGTCTAATATTATTATAGCCATTCTATTGTTTGATTATTATTCTTTTTAAGAGTTTCGTTGATGAATTCAAAGTGATTACAATCCCACTCTCCTCCTTTGTAAACAGCTGACACAGGATGTGGAGCTTTAAGTACGTAATGATATCTTTCGTTTACTAGTTCCGCAAAGTTCTGAGCATCTTTACCCCAGAAGCAAAATATAGTACCACTTGTTTTATCAGAAATGGTCTTAATTACGTAATTAGTAAATTGATTCCACTCATATAAATGTGATCCCGCTTTACCTTCCTTGACTGTAAGAGCAGCGTTAAGTAAGAAAACACCTTGATTAGCCCAGGTTACTAAATCCATTTCTGTAGCAGGTTTAAACTGGCCATCATATAGAGTTTTTTTAAGGCAGGCGTGAATCATTCTAAGAGAAGGAGGAACATAAAGTTTGTTGCTAGGAGCAAAAGCAAGACCGCATGCTACGGGCTCACCTTTAAGTAAGTTAGGATAAGGATCCATACCCAAGATTACTACTCTTAATTTATTTAGAGGAGTAAGATTAAAAGCTCTAAAGACATTCTCTTTAGCAGGGAATACATTACCTGTTTCTCTGTCTTTTTTAATGACCGCAGATAGATTCTTAAAGTAATCTGTTTCAATTATAGGTTTAAGGTGAGTATACCAACTGTCTGGTATATCTATCCACTTAGACTGATCGTTGTTTTTTTCCATATTTATTTTTCAATATTGCTGCATCGTAGGAACGAAAATCTTGTGGAAATTCTTCTACGAGCTTATCCATTATATTATAAAAGTCATTTCTGTATCTATGATCAGTAGACATCAAAGATTCATGAGTCTCTAAGCCATGAATTATAGTAGAGTGATCTCTTAAGAATATCAATCCAATTTTAGAATAAATGTACCCCAAAATCTCTCTAAGAATATAATAACATATGATTCTAGCATCTACATAAGCTCTTTCTCTTGAAGGACTTCTGAGCATGGCAACTTCTAGATGTTTAAACTCAGAAACGTATTCTAAAATTCTTGTCTCTAATTTGTTCATCTTAGGGTATGATGCTTTGTTTTCTTTAAGATACTTAATATATTTAGAGATATGTCCTCTAGGAGTATACCCTAACTTACCCACAGCTTTAGTTTTACTGATTTGTTTATTTAAATACTTTTTAATAGTAGAATCTTTGATTACTTTCTTAACAAGATATTCTTTTCTAAGACCATCTAATTCTTCTAATTCAGCAACTTTTTCAATTACTTGCCCAATTAAGTTTCTAACAGTAATTACTTCATTTCTTACATAGTTTTCTTTCTTATTTAACATATTTATTTTTTTAGTTGGTCTTTAATTAATTTAACCAAGAACGTCTTTCCCTTGTTTTTATAAATATCACTTGCGTCTTTGCCAAAAGAGATATCATGAGTAAACATAGGTAAATTGTACTTTTCGCTCATTTTTGATGCACCTGCTACTCCCGCATTATCTGGATCAAACCATAAAAAGATTTTCTTGAATCTTTCTTTTAATAAATTATAGGCATTTTCCGATAAAGGTGTACTCTCACTACGAACAGCGACAGCATTGAAGCCGAGAGAAGCTAAAGTCATTACATCTTTAGAGCTTTTAGTTATAATAAGAGTGTTACCTAAGTCAGGCAACTGTGTGTATCCTTCAAGAATACCTCCATAGAGATTAGATCTAAACTTATTCTTTTTAGTACCTAAGGGACGATACAGCTTAAACCTGTTCTTTTCTTTGTAACGATAACAAGGATCTAAATCACTGTACAAATACCAAAGTCTATCATTTATCCAGACTTTGTCTACTTTCCTGACATTGTATCTTTTTAAAGTTTCTTTGGTTACTCCAAAAGATTCCCAGTAATCTATATCTGATTGTTTAAACTTAGTAAGACTAATTTTAATCTCTGTACTAGAAGTATTAAACGCTTCTTTAGTAATAACAGTCTTTTGAATAATTTGTTTAGAGTTTGCCGCAAAGTTGCACATTAAGTCTGTTTTAATGTGACTTAAAGCTCTTTTATAGTTACAGCCATATCTCATCATAACAACGTCTACAGCGCTTAGGTAAGGCTGTTCAGGAAACCCATAGTCTACAAAGTATAGATTACCTCCTTTACTTACTTTAAAGAAACAGTTAGGGTGAGAATCTTTTCTAAATGTGTTGATGTATTTCTTCTTGAAGTTAACATCAATATTCATATAGTAAGAAAAGATTTGCTCCTCTGTTACATTCTTCAAAATTTCCTCTAAAGTTATGTCGTATTCTAGATTAAATAAGTTCATAAATAATTGATATTAAAAATAAAGGGGGAGAACTTAGTCTCCCCCGATATTTATTGGTTGGTTAGAAGTCCATGAAAGGATTATCGTCTGCTGTTGCAGGAGCTGGTGCAGGAGCACTAGAAGTTTCTGCAAACATGTCGGTTGCTTCAGAGCCAGAAGTTTCAATCTCTCCTTCAGTTGGAATTGACTCGGAGTCAAATTCTTTGAAGTCAAAACTATTGTTATAAAAATGCTTATAACCATAGTCTCCTGTGATTTCTTTTTCTACACGATCAGTTACTCGACCGTATAGTCCCAAGAACTTGTTAGTGTAAACATCTTGATACTTAGCATCTTTAATACCCATCAAAACTTTAACACCTGACATGCTTTGGTTAAAGAATCCAAAGAAGTCTTCTAGTTCAGAGCCATTACCTTGTACCAAAGAATTCCAGTTATCCAACTTGAACATTTGGTTTTGAGGATTAATGTTGCCATAGATCTTTAAAAGATTATAGATACGCTCTTCTCCGTCTTTGGCTTCTCTAAGGGTTTTCTTGTCGGGTTTAACAGACCAGTTACTAGTTACTGAGTCTACCATACCAAGACTTTCAGCCCATACAGTTCTAGAGTAGTCGTCAATGTATTGAATCTTACCTGTCTGTGATTCACGAGTTTTATTAGAAATCCAAATAGAAAACTTACCTCTCAATTCGGTTTCAAAGCTTGGGTGATTTTTATACCAGAAATCAATTCTAGTATTTTCTTCTCCGACATACTCAGGCTCTTTAACATCCTCGGAGTTTAAAATTGTCTTCAGCTTGTTAACGTTTGGGTTAACAGCAATGATTTGAATTGGCGCAAAACCAGTGTATAGTTTGCGACTTGGTGCTTCTCTTTGTTCTAAGTTACTTAAATCCATGATTTTTTAATTTTAAAATTGTTAATTAGTTTTAGTTTACATCTGCGGTGTAATAGTTGTTAATGATCTCACATACTTCTTTGAGGTCATTATTAATTAGGATGTCATCGAACATGCCCATAGGTGACTTAGCAGGATAGTTTCTCCAGCGGTTTGTAACAAAATGAAAAGTCGCATTGTTATCCTTATCTTCTTCCACATGAGTATATAGGACAATTGAAAACAAACCTTCTAGAACAACTTGATTGTCCAACATCTTACCAATGGTTTTAATCTTCTGACCTACAATTCTACCTTCATCCTCAATGTTCTCTGAGTGAGTTAGATAAAATACTTTTAAATCATCACGAAGTCTACGAGCAGTAGTTAGCAAGTTTGTCACATCTTTTGCAAGATTTGTGAACTTAGCATAACCCGACTCGTTAGCTTTTTTCATCATCATAAATGACATTGAGTAGATAGCATCATCCATTATAATGTTTTTAATGTGCGGTGCTTTCTCATTAATGGTTCCCAACAAAGCAGTGATTTGCTGAAGGTCATCTACCTCCATGTAATTCTTTTTGTCTTTGTTGTACATTTTCTCTGCACCTCTAAAAGGTAATTCTTTACGAGCTACATTGATGATGAAAGTTTCTTCTGGATTCAATCCTTTGATTGATGTTGATTTTCCTGAGCCGCTAGGCCCTACGATTGCAATTAATTTACTTGACATATTTTTATTTTTTTCTTTTTTTTATTCGTTATAGTAATCCCAACCAAAGAATGCGGTAAAGTATCTGGCCATCTCTTCAGGAGTGTCTTTTCTTAAACCTATTTCGTTTAGTTCAGTAATAGCTTCTGGATTTTCTTCTAAGTATTGCTTGAGCCAATTAGTGAACTTGATTCCGTCATCAACTGTCCACTGATTTTGATCATACCAATCTTTTTTAAAAAAATCTATAGATGAGTAATCCAAATCAACTCTCTTGCACATTTCTTCGAAAATCTCTTTACTGTGTTTTTTATTTAAATTGCTCATAATATCTCTTTGTCGGATTCGACATTTCTTCTGGTCTAGGTAACTCACGATATATCCCTGTTGCACCGTTAAAATGCAATCCTATAGATCCATTCTCAAGTCCATAGTGTCTATCTTTTAAGAAACTAAGGGACCTGTACTTTGATCCTAGAATAGAAATATCGTAGTTATTATGCGTCTCTATGTTGTATCTGCTTGGATTAAATAGTCCAAGAACAACTTCGTAGTCTTGTTGCACACCTTTGTTTAAGTGTAGCTCTTCTAAAGAAGGCTCAAGTCTTTCCTCTACCAACGAACCCTTACTAGTGTATTGTGCTTTTTCTGAAGCTGGGGTTTGCTGATGAACAATAATATTGGCCATTTTAAATTTCTTAGAAAACAAGTCTAGAGTAATGTCTTTGACCATGTAATCAATGCTCTCATAACTAGAGAGACGCTTTTTAGTTGCAGACATAAACTCGTTAGAAAGCAAGCTTATGTGATCTAATACAAAGAATACCCATGTGTCATCTGATTTATATTTGTAGCCAACAGGTATGTAAGCATTATCCTCTTTTGTTGTAATGTATTCTCCTATATTAGGATTATCAAAATAATTTTTGATGTGCTTCTTAATTCCTGTAGGGTTACGAATGTAATCAATGACCTCTACGTAATCTTGTAGAGTTCTAATAAACTTTTCTGCTTCTTTTACTTTTGCAAAAGTTTCATTGTTTACCGTGTAAGAGCCAATAGATTTTAACTCTGATACACTGATAGACTCATTATACTTAAGAGCTATGTACATTGAAATGAAGGAAAGCCAGAAGTCTGTCTCACTTTCTTCTAATGCAAAATAAAAGATTTTAGGCTTAATAGAGCTCTGACGAATCTGCATAAAGATGTTAAACACAGTCATGTATTTAACAAACTTTGTCTTACCTACACCTGAACCAGCTGTAATAGCTGTAATTGATCCTCGTGTAAAACCTCCGTACTTTTCAGCAAGTCTAGAGAAGGGAGGAAGAATAGATGTAATACCTCCTGATTCTTTAATCAGTTTATTCTTCTCAATCCCTGAGATTATATCATCAAAACTTAACATATTGAATTACAGTGGTTTATAAAATAGTTCTAGAGTTGTAACCTTTACTGTCTCCGCCATTACGAAACAGTTCACAGTAGGCTGCTAAATCACTTTGATTGATTCCATCAATCTTTTTAGAAATGAAATAGCCACAACCCCTTACGTAGTTTATAGAACCACTGTTCTTCAACGTTTTGATGTATAAATCTGTTGCACCAAGAATTTCTTCTTGTGTGTAGTCGTAATCTTCCAAAAACATGTTCATCTTCTTAGTGACTGTTTTAATATCAGTAGTCTTACCAGAGACTCCTAAGTTTTTAGAAGAAAATTTGTCTCTAAACTTATCAATCCATTCTATGGGTTCTTCGTAGGTTTTTCTAGTTTTAGTTTTAGACCTAAGATTCTTGTCGTAGTCTTCAAGTTCTTTAGTATCTTCTTTAAGTTTACCTACAATCTCTGCGTCTGAGCCAAGAACAGTGTTAACCAAAGGACTCCATGCAAATCTCGAATTTGAATGCAATAAAACTCCTGATTCTTTCCACTCTTCTACAAGTCCATGATGATCACATAGCTCCCATAAAATTTCATAAAAAGTTTTCTTCATATCTTTCTTTTTTGGTTAGGTTATTTTTATTCTCTTCTATTGCTCCTGATGTATTTTCAAAAACGGGGGGTTCAAATATAGCAAAATTCTCCGACAAGTTGTAGTCTTTTTTACAACTAAAATAATAATCTGTGCTATACAGAGACTCCCCGTATTCCTCAAACTCCAGCTTCTGATTCTTGGATTGCATTTTCTTCTATTTTATCGAGTTCTTTCTTTTTTCCACGTTCCAAAAGTTCTTTGGTATAGTCCGAGAGTTGGATTGATTTAATCTGAAAATAGCGATCAAAGTACATCATACTTGACTTCATTGCGTTTTTGTACATAGGAAGTATATCAACAAG